ACTCGTAAAACAACGCGCCTTGTGCTTCTTGCTTCGGTCCTAACATCGTCAATCTCCCGCCTTTACAGGTAAATTGAATCAGCCACGGCGCATCTAATCAACAAGAGTTTTTCAACAGAATTCGCCGTTACTTCCAAAATATGCATAGCGCAGCATCGGTCACTTCAAGCTCGAAGCTTCCCTCCGCTTCCCTCCGCTGCTCTTCGCTGCGCCACGCACCAAGGTCCAGTTTGCAACGCCCTCACTCTCACCCTTCAACCTCCACAACGGACAGCGTCACTTCGCTTACGAGCGCTCGATGCTTGATCTCCACCCTGTCGGCATCGGCGCGCACCGCTGTCAAGAAATGCACCTTCGTGCCCATTGCGACAGGCTCACCAAGGCTCGATGACAATGTCAGCCTATGATCAAGGCCATCCTCCACGGCGGCGGTGATTGTCCGAAACCGCAGCGCGCCGGGCATCTCGATCATGATCTTTCGTCCGACGTATGCGGCCAGCGGCGCGATGGGGGCCACGCGCATTTGCGTCGAGCCCGAGGTCATGGCAGCGCGCAATTGCAGCTCGCCCCCCCAGGTTGGCAGCCAGAAGCTGGCTTGGCGACCGCGCAGAGACCAGAGCCAGCTGCGCAGCGCCCATCTCGCGGCGGGACCTTGTGCCTTTAGAGTGATCGCCTCACTGCGCTCAAACAGGTCGCGCAACGGCTCAACGATGACCGGCCCGAAGCCGTTGTCGACATACTCTACCGCGCGGCGCAGGCTGGCGGTGAGCGGGCTGCGCAGGAGGCTCGGGTCGATCTGGACGGGGCGACCGAGATACATCGGCAATGTCGGGGCAGCGAGATCGGGCGCGTCCCGCAGAAGAAAGCTGGCGCGCACCGTCCCGTCGCCTTGCCTGCGACGCACGATCTCAACGGCCGAAGTCAGCACGCCCGCGCGGACCGGGGCAACTGTGATCCGACGCGCCGCCACTGTCATAGCGGGCAGTTGCAGGGCCAGCGGCTCGGTGATGATTAAACGGTCCGCCTGAACGGCTGTGATCTCTACGAGGGCTGCATCGCCACCATCGACTGCGACGGCCGCCAGACCACCCGCCCGGAAGTCCGACACACTGGTATCGATCAGGATTTCATTGTCACCCTGTGCGAGGTCGGCGATTGGCTGCACCGCCATGTGCCAGAGCGGCACTAGCCATTCTCCAGCAAAGCCCGCTCGCGCCAGCTCCGCCGCCCGCGCCATGCTCAACGCATCACCGCGGTGCGAGAGGCTGATGATCTCGCGTGGGCGGGGACGCAGCGCAATGCGCTGCTCGCCAGCCCGCGCCTGGAGCACGTCGGTGCGCCATTCCAGAACTTCGCTGATTTCTTGTGCTGCCGGGAACGACCAGAGCGGCGGCTGATCATCGGGATCAGGCATTGATCGCCCCGCGGTTGCGGCGAATGACGTTCAGAATGGCGCGTTCGCCCGAGGGGGTGGCGAGGTAGTCGCCAACGACGGACGGATCGAGCACGTTGATGATCCGGGTGGACATTGCTGGGGCTGTAGACCCCGCACCCTCACCGTTCATCTCAACGCCGAGCCGACCACCCCGGCCGCGCCGGAGCGGTAGGATCGCCTCCGGTCCTGCCTCGCCCATGAGGCCAATGCCGCGCGCAAAAGGAAACACCGTTGGGCGTGAGACCACCCCGCCTGAGATAACACCACCGCTTGCAAAGGCTGTGATCTCGGCGGCCTGCCCAAAGGCTCCCCCGCGCGCGAAGGTGCTGCCCATCCCGAACAGACCTCCAAGGGCGCTGGTCAGTCCGCCAAAGAGGCCGCCGCCACCACCGCTGCCTGCGCCAGCCCCGGAGAAGGCGCGGAAAAGCGCGTCTTCAATCGGCTTGAAGGCAGTATCGATCAGGCGGTTGGCGAGGTTCTGGGCGATCCCCGATACAGCACCTGCAAAGCTCTGCCAGTTGAGCGCGCCTGACTTCAGCGCCTCCTTTATCGGTCCGGTGATATCTGCGGCCAAACCCTTTGCGATCTCCTTTGTGCGCTCAACCGCAGCGGTTGCCGCATCCCAAGACTGGCGCGCCACATCCGCCGCAGTTTGCATCGCCGCTCCGGCTCGCCCGGCGGCAGCCGTCGTTCCTTCAAGCGTGGCAGCGGGTCCTTCTGTCTCATCCCCACCCAAGGCTGCATTGAACCGACCTGCTGCGAGTGCTGCCCCGTCCAGGGCACCCTCTGCCTCAGGTCCAGCTGCTCGCATTGCTGCGCGCAACGCCTCCAAGGAGGCCAGCGGCTGCAGGGCTCCGTCGGCAAGGGTGGCAGCTGTCTGCCTCCAGGCCTCGGCAGAGGCGGCGGCGTCGTGAGCGGCTCCAGTCAGCCCCAGATCTGGAACTGTCAGCGGATTGTCCGCAAACGCGCTGGCGAATGCATCTTGTGCCGCACTGGCCGTCTGGCGCGCAGCACCCGCAAAGCGGTTCTCAAGTTCTCCCAGATCAAGATCGGCAATCAGACCAATCCGCCTGTCTACGCCAAGCGCCTCAAGCCCGGTGTTCAGCCCGCCGAGAAAGCCGTTGATGCGGGAAGTGACACCGTTGAGCATTGCCTCGACGCCAGAAACCAGACTGTTTGCTGCCTGAAACGCCAGATCGCCGATGGCAGCAGGCAACAGACCCAAGACGGCCTTGATGGCCGCAAACGCCCCCTCGAAACTGTTCACCGCGCCATTGGCAAATCCGACGACGCCTTCAAGCGCGCCTTGCATCGCGGTCACTGAGGCCGCCTCAACGCTGGCAAAAGCCGCCAATGCAGAGGCTGCAAAGCTGGCAGCCCCCAGTTTGATGCGGTCCCAAACCTCGGCTGCAACACCACCCAGAAGGGCCATGGCGTTCCCAAATCCACCTGCGCCGGAGACGAGACGCGTAAACTGATGGACCAGCTCGCCTGCGCCGACGACCAGCGCGCCTATTCCGGTGCGGATGAGGGCTGCGCGCATCACTACAAGTGCCATTGCAAGACCGCGCACAGACAGAGCGGCAACGGCCATGCCCGCAACCCAGCGCCCGGCCAGAAGGGCCGCGAGCGTGCCAGCATAAGTGATCAGACGGCCAATGTTGTCGAAGAGGCCGCGAATGGCGATCCCGAGCGGTCCGGTGCGATTGGCCACGGCCGCCATGGCATCAGCGACAGCTTCAAGCGCCGGGGCTGCAGCAACGGCCAGTTGGTTCGACAGGCCGCGCCAGATCAGGCCAAGCCGCGAGATCGCATCATTGGTGCGTTCGATCTGGGCGGCATCCTGATCGGAGACCACGACCCCGAAGGCGAGAACATCCTCGGTCGCCTGGCGCAAGGTTGCGGTATCGATCCGCGTGAACACCAAACCGGCCCGGTCCCCAAAGAGCTGAGAGGCAAGCGCTGCCCGCTCGGCTTCAGGGACAAACTCTGCCAGCCGGTCCTGGATCAGGGCGATGCGTTGATCCAGCGGGAGCGCTTGCAGTTCTGAGGCCGAGACCCGCAGCCGCTCCAGTGCATCGACCGCTGGTCCAGTGCCCGCTGCGGCTTGGCTGAGCCGCCGCGTCAGCTGCAGGGCTGCCTGTTCGACCTGCCCCATGGAGACGCCCGCCAGATCACCTGCGCGCTCCAGTGTCTGGATTGAGGCAACCGTGGTGGCGAGGGACGCAGCGAGCTTGGCCTGCGCATCGACCGTCTGAAGACCCGAGCGGACCATGGCGACACCGGCGGCCGCAGTCGCCGCCACTGCTGCGACAGCGGCAACGCGCACGCGCCGCGAGAATGCCGCAAGCCGTGCGTTAGCCGCCTCCATCTCCCGGCTGAGCCGTCCGAACCCGCGCGATCCGGCTTCGCCCACGCCTTCCAACTCGGCGCGCACTTGCCGTCCGCCGATGGCCGCAAGGCGGACAGAAACGCGCTTCTCAGCCATGGGAATGCTCCATCTGTTCGTTGAGTTTGGCCACCATCACCGCCTCAACGACGGGCAGCAGTTCGGCCATGACCAAGGGCGGGATATCAAGCGCGTCACCGAGCGCGAGTGCGGCCGACATGTCCCAACCGATCACGGCACCGGGCAGCATGCGCAGCTGGCCTCCAAGACGACCGACCAGATCCCAGATCTGCCAGCCCTCAAAGGTGACGGGGCGGTTCAGCCGCGCCGGGCAGTCCGGGCAGGCTTGCGCGCAGGCTTCGCAGTAGCGCTCGCCCCCGCCGAAGGACCATTCGGCAAGGGCGCGGAGACGTTTTTTTCCTGTTCCAGCAACAGGCCTTTGGAAACGTAAGTCAGCTGGAAGGCCTCGAAGATGGGCCAGATGTCGAGAAGCGCGTCCATGGCCTCGGGGCTTGGATCGATGGGATTGCCGTCCGCATTGCCGATGCCCTCCCAAGCGAGAACGGCGCGCCGTCCCAGCGCCTTGGCAAAGGCGACGGCGCGCGCCTCGTCAGATGCGTCATCGGGCACAGCTTCCACAACCGGATCACTGCGCGTCGCCACCATGAGTGCTGTGGTCAGCGGGCGCAGCTGCACCCGGACCCCGTGTGCCAGATCATACCAGTGGGGCGCGTTCGTCAGATCGAGGGTCAGCATCAGTAGTTCTCCACAGTGTTCACGAGGGTTGCGGTGCACATCCGGCCGAGGCTGCTATCGCGCGCGGCTTGCCAGTCAAAACTCGCCTGCACGCCCTGCGGTCCAGAAATCTCGATCCGGGGGCGCGGCAGATAGACGGCATGAACGGCGAAGGTGAAACTCTGGCCTGAGGGCAGCACATAGGCAAACTCAAGCGCGCAAGGATCGCCGTTGATCGCTTGTGTCACCAGTGTCTGGTCTGCAAAGCGCACCTCAATAGAGCCGGTCAGTGCTGCGATGGACGGATCCGCCCCGTCGATACGTCCATCAGATCGGATGGTCTCGATCCGGTCAAGATTGTTGGAATAGCTGATATCGACCGAGACCACATTGCCGAGCGCAGAGCCGTTGCGGGTGATCGCCCCGTTGAAATGGCCAAAGCGCTGCAACGCCAGCTCGGAGGGCGGCGAGGCTGGATCACCGAACGCGCTGGTGGTC